TACAAAACTAGAATATGCTGTTTTATCTAATGAGTTCAATTTTGTCATTGCTGCTCTGATTCCAGCCGCAAGCTCTTTAGCAGATGACGCAGTACTGATAGCTTTCATCATAGCATCCGTTGTTTGCGGACCTTGTTGCCCCGGCCGATCTTGCTGGTCCTGACTACCATATCCGGGAGCATAGCTGGCCGCGTAAGCGGCATTAGCTAACTGAGTTAATGCGGCTTTACCTTTATCCTGTGCATATGTGTCTTGAATCTTTTGAATCAATTCCTGAGTATGCGGATCGGACATGTCAATGCGCTTCATGTATGCGGGTAACCAACGTTTGAAGAATTGACTAATTGTTTCTGCTTCTGTTAATAGACTTTCAAAAATAGCATTCAATCTATCATATTGAGATTCACGTTGAATTTTCTTAAATACCGGAGCTCCGGTAGCATCTGCTCCTTGAAATCTCTCGCCACTACCGCCTACATAATTTTTAAATCCTGCCCCGGTCTTCTTTCCTAAACCTTGTCCTGCTTTTAAACGGCCTTTTAATTTTGCGGCTGCTTGTGGATCAACCTTTTCAGGACCCTTAGGTTCAACTTTAGGTGGATTAGGATCTACCCGGCCGCTTTGTATCTCACTGTTTAATGTACCATAAGCTCGGGCGATAAAATCATTAACAAACCGATCTTTTCCCATCTTTTGTGCAACTGACATTTCACCCTCAGTGTCTCCTTTAAGTCTGTTTCCTAATTGACGAGCGGCACTAGCACCGTAATTGCCGAGCCAAGTCTCTAACTTTTCACTAACTTGGCGCTTATTAATATCATTCAGCCTCATGATTTTTCCTTATACTTTTGGAAAATCTTGCTTGGTCACGCCCCTTGATTGCACTTAGTAGCTTCTTTTCTAGTAGCTCAGACGTATCTTTGTCATATTGTTTGTTAATCAACTCAATCAAATTAATAGCACTGGTAATAATGTTGTGGGCACGACTCTCTATAACGTGTGTCATGTCACGATTATTACCGATCGACTCTAATTCTTCTAACAGGGAACGGGTTTTCTTTTGCATAAAATTTGTCCTAATTGTATTTATGCTTTATTACTTCTTTAGCGAATTCAATAATGCTTTGAGTTTTGTGCCCTGTACATCAGCCACAACCTTCTTTTCTACGGGTTCTAGTATTTCCCCTGTAGCTTGATCTATGATAGGATCTGTGGCAGCTAATGTTGACTGTGGTCGTAGACGACTCATAATATCAGTAGGGCTAGGACTTGGCTTGTATTTTGCTTGTTGTTCAGCATAACCATCAGGATCTTCGTCTGTAATACGCATTGTTTCAACATCGTAATCTAAGTCAATTTTTTGACCCACACCTGTTGAACTACGAGACTTCATACACTGCATTTGATACTTACCACGTTCACGCATACTTCGACTTGTAAAGATACCAAACACGTTGTCTGCTGTGTTAATTTTACTAATACCACCTGCAATGTGACTGTGATCAAATTCAATTTCATCAACTGCTGATCGGTTCAACTGTGAGGCAGTTACTAATAAGATACCTAGTTCTTTAGCTAAGTTACGTAATTCTTCTGCAACATATTTGTCTTTAATAAACTGATCGTTGGGATTGACTTTAACAGACACCGGCATAACCAAGTCTAAGTAGTCAACCATAACAAAGTCAATCTTGATACCTGTTTGAATCTGTACTTCTTTTAAGTATGCTCTGATATCATTGACATTACTTTGTGCAGGCAAACCCTTGACACGATATTTACCAGACTTTTTGCCAACCATCTTAACTTTAAGATCAGTTGTATCAATGTCTTTTCGAATTGCTTTTGTACCCATGCTTGTTAACATAGCATCAGTTCGCAAACTAGTAAGTTCTTCTGAAAGTTCTAATGTAATATAAACACCACTCATCCCTGCTTGCAACCAGTTCAATGCAATGTTCATCATGACCAATGACTTACCTGAACCTGAACCACCTGCAAAGATGTTCAACTCACCTCGACTCATACCACCATATAGAATTCTATCCATCTGAGGCCAGCCTGTACTGACTTGACCACCTGCATTGAAATATTTGTTGATACGACCTTTAGGGTCATGAAAGTAATCAGTACCCATGTCTTTCTGTAGACTGATTTGTACTGCCTCTTTGATTAGTTTCTCAACAGGACCATAGTCACCTTTTTCAAGCATATCGGCTGCTTTAAGAATAGCACGTTCTAATTCTTGTCGCTTAGTGAAGGCTTCAAATGCATCCAAGAACCAGTCCTGATGACCTTCATTCATTTCTGGAATAGGTTCAATATCTATACCAGTCATTGCTTGAATTTGTGTTTGATCCGGTAGAACCTTGTACCTGTCAGTATGTTCCTTGTACATTTCTGCTACAGGTCGTAATGACCTGTCAAAGTTTTCACTATTCATGATGTTCATAACACGAGTATACAACTCTGCGTTGGTCAACATCATTCTTAGAAACAGTTTTTGCACATCGGGTGTATATTCGATTTGTTTCTTAGAATCCGTTTTGTTTGCCAATTTGTTTCTTCCTTAATTCTATCTTTATTTTACTTGTTGTTGCACTTTGTAGAATGCTCATTAGTGTCATTAGTTTACCGTACTTTACTACAGCATCATTCACATCTTTAACACTACTATCCCAATCAGGGACGCTAACAGAATATCCTAGCTCTAATGCTCTATCACATGTTGCCAATCCGGTCTTGTCACGATCAGGTACAAAAATTATCCTACGATTCAACAATGACAGTAAGGTTGCTTGTTCTTCACTGATTGTATTGTGAGTTAATGCACACGCATTCAAACTAAGTGCATCAAAGATACCTTCTACTAAGATACATACTTGCCAGTCGGGCTTTTGAAAGTCAATACCGAACACATATCCCGGTTGTTGTTCATTGATGTACTTGGGTATCTTGTTGTCTAGAAATCTGCTAGTGTGACCTACTATTTTGTTATTGTATGTATAAGGTATTATAACACGATTACCCATTCTACCTAACTCGTTCGGAGTAATCATAAAGGGATAATCACTATGATTTATCCCCCTAGATGTTAGGTAATCGACATACTTTTTGTGTAGGGGATTATTTATATCAATGACTTCACCTTCGGGTAATTCATGATCTTTAAATTTTATCTTAGTTTTATTTTTTTTAACTTGTATATAACTTAACAAGTCTTTATATTTTAAACTTTCAAGACTCCATTTTTTAATTTGATCTTGGTCTATCCCACACCAAGCCATAAACTGTTTAGTATTGTTAGATAGACTTTTACCTAAGGTAAATCCGCATTTGAATCCACAGTTGAAACAATGCATTGACCAATTGTCACCATCTAGTCTGATTCCACCGCGCCCGCGTTTATCAACAGTATGCCCGCGGTGATTACAACAGATAGCATTGAAGCTATGCCACCCACTATGAGACAGTTTTTTTCTGCCCGGTACAATGGTTAGGATATCAAATAACATACTATGATTTTAGCATAGTATGTATCATTAAGCAATATTCTTGGTATATTATCTTGCTAGGATATTGGTTATTGCGCCCGTATTGCTTGTGAACACCATTCTAATATACGGGTGATATCCATGAACAACATAGCCCTGTGTTGTGCTGTTGTTAGAATAGGATGCAGTAGTAATAGGGTACCAATCATTATCGACAATAGTAGAACCTTCTATACCAACTTCACCGTTGTATTCATAGAAAGAAGTTTGTATGGTCAATATAGGATTGTCCTCAGTATTGATTACACTAGAATAATATGTATTGGCATTGGGCAACGCATTTTGAATATTATTGTTGGCATCAATGTTAGGGAAGGCTTGCCCGGTGGGGATGGTTATATTAGATGAAGGTATGAATGCTGGTAGTACGGAATTAACGATGTTCATATCCCCACGGGCGCCTGCATTTTGATCAACAAACACTGGATAGTCAAATTCACCGACCGGTATTTCTAATGAGTAATATGCTTTTTGTGCGGCAATGTCTTCTATATCTGCCGCATTTACTATGAAGGCAGCAATGCCGGTGGCACCAAACTGTATAGTTAGTGCTTTGCGTAGCAACACTGCTGAACCATCATAGCTAATAATCCTACAGGTTATTTCTTTACCTGTGATGTTCACAGGTTTCTGTTCCTGGTTCAGGAACTGGAATTGAATTTGATTATCAACTCCCTTATGCAATGTTAGTGGTTTTGCGTAAACTGGCATGTATCTCCTTGCTGAGTAACCGGAAAGCAGTACAACAATCTGTCGTTGGGTATAAATGAAAACTGGGGTTGAGTACACAAACTTGGTCCTTTGTACTATTTAGCTCCTAAATATTAAATTATTATCTTTGGGTGCCCAAGATTAAATAAACAATATTGTGATATAAATTAATGATACAAAACGAGTTTTTTAAGAAACTTAGCGAAAATCACCCATTCATAACAGTATGTTCATACGCTAGTCAAGACTATGTAGGAATAATACAAAATAGGGATGATGTGGTTACAACGATATACGATTACGGAGCTATCGTAGAATCAGAGGCCAGAGCTAGGTTTTTAGAGTTAGGAGATATATGGTGGTGGGAAAGTAATAGACTTATCCCCATAAACCTGTTTTTAAAAGAAGATTGGGCGCCGTTTAAGTACTATCTTAGAACATTTACAAATAAAAGTTTAACAGTAGTACATGGCCCGATCACTAGTATGAATGAGTTACACAAACGTAGATCAAAAAGACGCAGTATTACACTAGTTAAACGATTATAATAGTTTCTTCTAATAGGTTCATATGTACTACCACTAAATGTGCATACGCTATAGCATGTGATTTCTTAAATGTATAGCCATCGTTACCTTTATCCCATACAGTTTTAGCAACTTCTTTCCAAGTCTTTCCCTGCAAATGCTTTTTTCCCGGTCTAATAATAGCTAAAAACATAGCTAATCTAGGAATACTGTCAATAGGCTCCGGCATTGACCTTAATGCATTATACTGATTACCTAAGTGAATCAGCTTCTCAACAAAATCTTTGTTCTTCAGTCTGTACCATTCTGGTTCTCGCATTAACTCAATCAAGTGGTTTTCATCACGCACTTGATTATATACATGCACGTTCAATAAGTCTAACTTAAAATAGCCACGCTTTTCTGCCTCTGAATAATCAATGCTTGCCATGTCATATATCGGATCATACGGAACTTCAGTGACATGTACTCCCGTTGCATGTTTGCGCATAGGGCTAACTTTACGCATTGCAGCCGGGGTGTATTCGATTACAGATAATACTTTTTCTCTGTCACCAAAGTCAATGTCAATGTCACTTTTGAATTTCATGGGAGCTTCTTTACTAGATCGGGTGAGTATTGAGGAGGCTCCTCGTCAATTGATTCTACTCCCTTTAGTCGTTCTAATCTAGCAGTTCTAGCCCTAAGTTCACTTGAGCTATAATTATGTTGACGCTTGTGATAATGCAACTCAACTCCATTGTTCATGCACCACTGCTTACCCGTAAAGTCCCTGTTTAAGTATTCATCACTCAAGAACCGAATGTGAATAGTTTGAGTCATGAGCAGTTGCATAAGATCATATTCGGTCTCATAGATAAGAATTTCATCTACATACTTACATGCCTGTAACTGAATATATCGTTCATATGCACTTTGAATTGGTTTATTCTTAATGCCCGGTCTGTCGATTGTTGGATCGATTTGTAGTGCAACAACTAAGTAGTCGCATAATTCTTTTTCCATTTTGAGCATAGTCACATGCCCGGCATGTAGCAAGTCAAAGCTACTGCAATTAAATCCTATTTTCATGAGTCTTTCTCCGATAGTACGGGTGTACTGTTAATTGGCCATTCAATGTTGTATTGATTCCATTTAAAGTTTTCTTCTTCTGCTTTGTTGTAAGGTGCATCTACTATGTATTGCACAATTGCAGTCTCAGATAAAACTAAGTATCCATGTGCATACTGAGGTGGAATTAGCAAACCAGTTGAGTCGTCTAATTCAATACCAAACC